TATATAGAATCTATTATTGACTATGTTGGTTATTTTATAGATGCCAGACGTATTTTTAGGAATATTTTTGAAATCATTTATGGTTAGTTTATTCATTGAATTATACTTATTGCTATATTATTTTAATATAATAAAATTTTTATTTAAACAAAATATTTAACATAAGATTAAATCACAGGAAAACTTATTAAGATGGCAAATCAAAAAACACTAAATCTAAAAGAGTTCAAGGGCCTCGTTCAAAAACTAATAAAAGAAGAGATCCAAAAAGATGCTGTTGAGAAAGTAAAACTTCAAGAATCAATCAAATTAACCAAAAAGAAACTTGTTGTTCTTGAACACAGAAAAAATGCTGTCGATAAAATCCTCAAAGAAGCAAGTTGGTTCGATAAACTACGTGGCACCGTAGATCCTTCTAAAGAAGTTGATGACCCAACATACATTAGAAAAAACATTGATAGTGCATTAGCTAAAGCAGATAAAATTTCAAATGTATTTTCTGATAAAGTTTTGGCTAACACCAGTGCTATCAATTCTTATCACCAAGCTGTTTCAGATGTATTAGATAAACTTTCATTACTTGATGGTTCACCAGTTGGCGAAGCACTTAAATCTGAGTATGAAAATAAAATTATAAATGCTGCCAAAACTTTTTATAAGATTATGTCCGATGAAAAAGGCAGAATTGAATCATACACCAAAACACTAATTAATGATTTACAAAGTAAGGGTATCGATAAATCTTATCTAACAATAGACAAAAAACCAAAGAAAATGTCTGAACCATCTTTTAAAGTTATGACACCAAAAGAGATGTCAGATAAACAAATGGTTGACAAAGTATTGTCTGGTGAAAAAGACGTATCAAGCATCAAATAACACCAAAGTTTACATTAAAATAAAAAGATACAAATAAGTTTAAAGAAATAATTAAGGATAATTCAGGAGATTCCAAAAAATGGCCGAAACACTCTCAGTAAATGACATGTTACCCACTAAGTGGGAACCACTTGCGAAGCGAAGATTCGTTTTTGCTATTGAAGGAATAGATTCATTCCTTGTTAAATCTGCACAACGTCCAACTTTCACTACAGAACAGGTAGCAATCAACTGGGTTAACTCAACTCGTTATGTTGCTGGCAAAACAACCTTTGGTGAATTAGCGGTAACTTTACATGATCCAATTGCTCCATCAGCTTCACAACAAGTTATGGAATGGATTCGTTTATGTTTTGAATCTGTTTCTGGCAGATCTGGTTACGCTGATTTCTATAAGCGTGACATTCAAATTAAAATGCTTGATCCTGTTGGTACTGTAGTACAGTTATGGGATATTAAAGGCGCTTTTATATTATCTGCAAATTATGGTGAACTTGCTTACGAAGGTTCAGATATAACTGAAATACAATTATCAATAAAATTTGATAATTGTGTGATCCAGTATTGATCTCGTAAGTACTTGAAATTATTACGAATTTTAATCAATTTTTAACACAAAAATAAACAATACAAATAATTTTCCTTGCAGTTAACTAACAACTGTGAGGATTTTTTATGTTTAAATGTAGTTTGTGCGAAAATGAATATGATAGTATTTTGTCTTTATGTACTCATTGGTGTAGAACACACAAATGTTCATCCGAAAGTTTATACAAAATATTAAACAACATCCCTGAAGATGAAACGCATCTGTGTGAATGTGGATGCGGAACACCAACAAAATATATAGAAATTGTTAATGGATATAGGAGATATATTCGAGGACATGCAGCAAGAGTTAATAATAATTGGGGAAATAATCCTAAAGCCATATTAAATTCTTATAATAAACGAAAAAAAATGATTGAGGATGGAACATGGAAACCATTTCATCTTATTGAAACTGGTGAACATTGGTGCAAAGGTTTGACAGCTGAAACCGATGAACGAATTTTAAAGATGAAAAATACAATAAATGAACCTAAAAATAAGCAAGCTGCTGCTGAAAGGATGAGGGAAAGAAGATTAAATGGTATTTGTCCTACGCAATATGGACCAGATTCTTCTCAATGGAAGGGAGGAGTCTCAGTTTTAAGTAATGCAGTTGGTTCAAATAAAGATTTATATAAACTATGGAAATACCCAAAGTTATGTGCTGCAGGATTTAAATGTCAAAAATGTGACGAGAACAAAAATCTACAAGTTCATCACGATGTAGAATTATGGTCAGAAATTATTAGAAAAGTAGCCACACAATACAACTGGTATGAATTGACTAAAGGTATAGAGATTATTGATAATCCTGAATTATATGAATTAAAGCAACAAATATCGAATGCGGTTGTGGAGTACCATGTTAACAACAATGTATCTGGTAAAGTGTTATGTAAGAGATGTCATAAGGATGAACATGCTTCATATAATTTTGTTAAAGATGACGATGACTAGATAATTTTCTATTAAAGATACAATGTTTGTGATGTTGGGAGCCCGCAATTATATTTAATTGTTCCCTATTTATTTGAAATGGCTTCTACACCTGTATTAATACCGAGATTATTTAGAAATCTTGGTGTAACCAAAACTAATGGTGCAACGATACTTAAAACGGAAGTTGGAAGCATAATAGATTTTAGGTCTATTAGAAGTATAAATAACAATCTATTTTTAAAAGAGTATCCTGAGTATGTATCTTTCCAGATAAACACTGATTATTTTACATTGAATAGTTTAACAGCTAGTTATGCAACATTTAATAATATAACTTCTAGTGTTGGTAGTTTTACACATCTAACTGGTTCTAGGATATTGGCTACATTTTTAACTTCTAGTTACCAACTTGGTGAATCAGCTAATTTTACACATTTAACAGCTAGTTATGCAAGACTGACTCAAATTACTGGTTCTCATCAAAAGTTAATTAATGGTTCGAACGCATTTGTAGCTGGTCCTGGGATTATTATACAGAATCATTTTGGTGGTGAAGTTGGCATTTCGTCTTCATTGGCGTTTACTCCAGTAAAAACTACGAGTTATACAGCAGTAATTGGTGATGTTATTTTGGTTGATTTGAATGCTGGTTCTTTAACGATAGATTTACCTGTTGCGGCAAGTAGCAATAAGAATTCAGATATTATAATTAAGTTATATGGTCCTTCATATGGCAACACACTAACTATTGATCCTAATGGTGCTCAAACAATAGACAATCAATCTGTTATAACATTAACAACTGATTACGCTAGTGTGTGGTTAAAGAGTGATGGTTCAAATTGGTGGAGATTGGCATAAATGGCGTTATTTGAATTTACAACTGCGCAACCGCATAATACTGTATTTAGTCCGACTGGTTTATATTTTAATACAAATACAGCAACTGCTGATTCTTCTGGTAATAGCAAAACTTTAACTCAAGATGTTGCAGCGACTACTCTTTCTTCTTCAGAAGGATATTATAGTGGTCTGAAGGGTGTTTCCGGTGGGAAATATTCTAGAATCGACACCAATTTTAGGACAATTGGTTCACTATCTATTTCTTGTATGATGCGTATTACTGGCAGTAGAGCAAATGAAAGTTACATTTGTTCTTATGGTAATTCCTCACTCGGCGGAGAGCAATATAATGTAGTATACAGATATTATTTTAACGAAAGAAACAAATTATTTACGCAACATGAATATGGTGCATCCCTTTCAGAAAATAATACTGGTACATATTCTTTTCCGACAGATGTATGGTTCCATTTTGGTTTAACTAGAAATTCTACAGGCAAGGTAGAAAATATATATGTAAATGGAAATCTTGTAGACACAATCACATACACAAATTCTCCTACTGGTGGGACAGATGTTACATGTGTTTTTGGTTTGGGGAAAAATGCTGTTGATCCTGGCCCTGCAGATGCGGATACATATCATCAAATGTCTTCTTTCGCTATTTACGTTGGGCAGGAATTAAATTCAAGTAAGATGTCATATTTGGCTAGAAGATGTTTAGGAAGATAAATCGAGATAATTATGGGAATATCTTTTAAGAATGTTGGTATTCGTAAAGAAGATTTACAAAATAATACTTTAGCAAAAAACAAATCTCAAATGCCTATTGGGATTAAGACACCTATGGTTCTTAGTACAAGGGGCCCAGAATTAGTTGAGATGCATTTTGATATTACGGAACAAATAAAAGATAATTTAAAAAACCTTTTATTAACAAATCATGGTGATAGAGTGATTCAATATAATTTTGGGGCTAATATTAGGCCATTATTATCTGAGTGGTATAATAAAGAAAATTTTGATAATGAAGCGATGATTAATATTAACACGGCAGTTAGTAAGTTTATGCCTTTTTTGAGTTTAACGGATTATGAATCTAAGACAATAAAGAGTGAATCAAGTATAACTTATATAAAAATTAAGATAACTTATTCAGTTCCATTACTTAATATACAAAATCAAGAAATGGATTTGGATCTTGCTCTTATTTAACAGATATATCATATGGCAATAAATTCTAAAAAAGATTTACTTAAAAAAATAAAACAAAGAAAGTATTTGAACAAAGATTTTGATGGTTTTAAACCAGATTTGTTAGAATATGCAAAAACTTATTTTCCAAACAACAATAAAGATTTTTCCGAAACAAGTTTGGGTGGATTATTTTTGGAGTTGGCAGCGTATGTAGGTGACGTACAATCATTTTATTTGGATCATCAGTTTCACGAATTGAATCCTGAAACAGCAGTTGAAACTGTAAACATTGAAGCTCATTTAAAAAATGCTGGTGTAGAAGTTATTGGAGCATCACCAGCAGTTGTTAATCAAACGTTTTTAATAGAAGTTAAAGCTATAAATCCTACTGGAGATAAATTTATTCCGAACCCTGATGCTTTGCCAGTAATACAAGCTGGAGCGATGGTAAAGGCAGATAATGGTACTCAATTTGAACTTGTAGAAGATGTGGACTTTTCTGTTACCAACCCTTCTACGGGGGATTATTTGGCAGATATAACGATAGGTTCTAGGGATGTTAACAACAACCCAACCACATTTATAATGTCATTAAAGAGTCAATGTATATCTGGTTTTGTATCTACGGAAAGTTTCTCAGTTGGTTTATTTGAACCGTTCAAGAAATATACTCTTGGGAAAGAGAATGTAACTGAGATAAGTAAAGTATATGATAATCAGGGGAATGATTATTATGAAGTTGAATATTTGACTCAAGACACTGTATTTGAACGCCTTCAAAATTTAGAGAGTGATAGTACATTAGTCAAAGACACAATGTCTATAAAACCTGCACCATTTAGATTTATAAGCAAGATGTCTTTAAACACCAGATTAACAACCTTAACTTTTGGTGGTGGTTCTGCAGAATCTTTAGATGATGATATTATACCAGACCCAAGTG